GATACCGGCTTCACCACTTGTCAACTCTATGATACGCTTCGATTTGATTGCATTTGCGGCAGCCATTGTCGTTTCGTTCTGTTGGCGGGCATTACGATCCGTTTCCGGAATAAGATACATTTTCAGATACTCGTATGTCCGCTTACCATTTCGGTATATATCCAGATACAAACTCTTGCTGCCATTGGCCAACTCCTTCGTCCGAAGACGAATCGGCTCCTTTACTTTTATTGGCTTTCTGGTCCTTGGCATATTTGTGTCCTTTTATTCGTTATTTCCTATCACAAAGGTACAAATAAAAAACGAAATCAAGAAACAAACAAGAAACAAAAATGTACCTAAAAAGAGCAAAGCAACTGAAAACGTAGAAAACAACTGAAAATAAAAACTCGTATATAAATTATTGATATATAGATGATTTATCTATATTTATTTGGAACTTGTTTTCATTTTATATATGTCTTTATGATTATTGGAAAGTAAATTGATCAAACACGCATTTGATGGCTATCCTAAAGTAAGAACTGGAAAATTTACCATTTTCGAAACACAAGAAGAAACTCAGGAAATTGACTACGGACTGGATGAACCTGCAGAAGTACCTATAGAGGCCCAACAAGCACTACCACACCAACCGGTAGACAATTTACAAGGTTTTGGAGACCAACAAGCACAAATGAATCCATCTTCTTCTGCCCAAGGTATAACTGTACAAATAAGCCAAGAAGACGATGAAGCCGGTTTCTAAAAATCTGATTCCAACAACAAAAAAACTATGTCAAACCCTCAAAGAATTATCAAAATGGACACACAGAACAATCATCAACTCATTAAAGTGGAGGAGTTCAGTAATATCATGCAATCAGCTCCGGCCATCTTGCAACGTAACCAAACATCGGTATCAGCTTGTAATCAGGCTGGACAAGCACTGTTGGACACCATTGAAGCGGCAGGAGGTATTAACTCAGATGAACTTGATACATCGGTCGCAGAGTATCTGGCGAAGACGAAAATAACAGTTGACAATATGAATAAACGTCGAAAGGTTCTCACTCAATTACTGACAAACGTCAGCAAATCCTTTACTTCATTAGAAGCAGCCATCGACGTTAAATCATCCTCAACTATTCCATACCGACTACAGCTGGCCAGAAACAAATACGCTGCTAAAAAGTTGGAGGAACAAAAACGCAGAGAAGAAGAAGCACGGATAAAACAAATGCAAGAAAACGAAAAGGCACAATATCGGTCTGATATTTCTTTATTGCTCGAAAATACATATAATAGCTATGTAAATAAGCATATCACATTCTTAAATGGATTAGTTGGCCGATGCACATTATCCAATTATGATCAAACAGTCCGCCAAATAACAGAAGCTAATACAACATTTATATGGTCAGATTTCGTCCAAAATGTAAAAGATAATTTCAAAACATTTCATCTTACAGCTGAAATCAGACAAGGCATAAAGAATGAAATTGCTTCTCAAAAAAGAAAAGAATTCACTCAAAGATACGCTTTCGAGATCAGCGAACTAAAGCAATCGCTCATAGACCGGTTACCTTCTCTCAGAAAACAACTTGAGGAGCAAGAAGTCCTTCGTCAGACCAATCTTGCAGAAGCTACACGGATCGAGGAAGAACGGAAATTGAAAGCTGCAGAAGAGCAACGCAAACAAGAGGAAGAAAAGAGACGACGCGATGAAGAAGCACGAGCAAAAGCAGAAGCTGAGAAAGCGGCAGCAGAGGTACAGGCGGCTTTTGACTTTAGTGCGGCCAATGCCGTTTCCCCTGCTCCAAAAGCCAAGATAAAGAAGAAGATACAAATTACGAATCCACAAGGTTTCTTGCAGGTTTATCAAATGTGGTTTACACGCGAAGGTATTAATCTAAGCATGGAAGATTTGGAAAAGGTCCATAAAAAAATGATCTCGTATTGTGAAAAAGTAGCCAACAAGGATGGCGAAATGATACAATCAGGATTTGTAAAATACATTGATGACGTAACAGCCAAATAATCCAGCGTATGACAAAGCTCTATTTATTTTCATGGATAAACTTCGGGAAATACCGGACACGTCCTTCAAAGTTAAAAGACATCCTTGATACAAGCGAAGGAAGAGATTGGTTCAGATGGATAAAAGATCATTCTTTCAATTTTGAATTTGATCATACAGTACTCGAATATTTAGAACTACAAGAAGAAAATGCAAGATACGTATTACCAAAGGTCGGAAGTTAGTAACTCAGACCTGACAGAACTAAAAAATATCCTTTATCCCCGTACCCAATACGGGGATAAGGAAAAAGCCTTCAAATTCGGAAGTTTAATTGATGCTATGATAACCGAACCGGAGCGCGTAAGATACGACAAACTAATGGTTGATGAAGTATTATACTCATCAGAAGACTTTGAATTAGCAGTGGCTATGAAAAAAGCTTTTAGAGCTGAAGCCATGAAAGATCCTCTGCTTCGATACGCATTAGAACGATCCGACAAACAACGGTTCATGGTAAATCACGCACAACCATTTCAATACGGAAATTTCGAATATACACTCGACACCCGATGCAAATGGGACTTTTGGTTTTCTGCCATGGGTTTTGGGGGTGACCTGAAAAGTACCTTCGCCACCTCTCAAAAACAATTCGAAGAGGCGGTCGACTTTTTTGACTGGGACCGGTCGAGGGCCTGGTACATGGATATCGCCGGTAGCCGACAAGACTTCATTGTAGGTATCAGCAAAAAGAATTTAAAAGTATTCAAAGTAATGATTTCAAGAGATGACAAGATTTACAAACAAGGCAAAGAGAAATACGAGGAACTCGCCTTCCGATGGTGGATGCTATTCGGATGAATCCGATTGTATCAACAGTACACCCCATTTTCCAAAATTACGCAGCATCTTCAATAAAATCAGACAAGATTCCAGGAGATGGATTATCGATCTATTTTCAGAAAAATGTCCACAATGTGGATCTCCTATGAAAATCATACGGCACCAATGTGGATCAAAAGGAGAATGGCTAAGAGTATATCATTGTAAGAAGTGTAATGACGAATATATATTATTCTAAAAAACATGAACTTAAACATAACTCCAGTAGAAAATATCGTAACAGAACTTTCTTCTATCGATGCTTTCCTCAATATAACAATGAGTGAACAGATAGAAGAGGCCATTCTAAGGGGAAATGATTTGGCTGTATATATCGCTCGCACTGGGAAGCTATTAGCAGACGCTAAATATCACTTGAATGCTAAGAAAAAAACAGAAGTATTCGACACCCTACGAGACACAGCAGCCAGAGCTGGAGCAACTTCAAAAGCCGTCAATGCCATTATTGACAGCCTATGCAAAGACGAGCAATACCTGGTTGATTGGTGTGAACGACTAAATAGAACGGCTACTCACCAATTGGAATGGTGCCGGACTGTAATCAGTAAAGCTAAAGCTGAAATGTCTTTAGCTCCTCAAAGTTATAACAATCCTAAATTTTGACAGATATGGAAGAAATTGTAAAAGAACAACCCATTTATGAAGTACAGAAAGTTAAGGTAAAAAACAACCAACTTACAGCTGAATATACGGAAAAGTATATTGAGGCCAATTATAAAAACAACGTAACAAAATCATCTGAACAATTTATCCATCCGGATCTCAGATACGCATTAGACAGGCTCAAAACTCATGTAACGAAAATTTGTGAAATGCACGAAGCTATTGGTATAGATATATGTGAGCCAACCGAAGATGATTTAAACGAAAAATTAAAATGCATCGTTATCACCGGATACAGTAAAGGTGGATATGATGAATCTGCAGGTGTCTCAATTCAAGCACAAAAACTTCTGAAAAGCGGGCAAGTATTGAATTTGGCTGTTCCCTTTACCAAGTTCGAAGATGAATCAGGAGAAGGATATCCCTTCGGAGAGAACCTAAGAGAAATCATCAATCGATGTGACTATGAGGTAGATGCCTATTTATTTGAAGAAAAATATGGAGTCAAACAAGAATCTTTCGACTTCGATACCCCTGTAGAATCAGAAATCACCTGTCTAGAAGAATCGTCAGCACCGAAAAAAAGAGGTAGAAAAAAGAAAGAAGAAAATCAGGTTTTAGAAGAAATAAAAGCTTTTGACGAATACGCATAATCTATTTTCATACTATGACAATTATCCTACAAAACACCCAGCAAGGACCATGTTATGCTGTTACTTTTGATAGATACCGCAAGCAGGTGGTTGATCGATTAAAAGAATCGGTAACCACCCGCTGGTGGGACCGGCAAAGTGGAACGTGGTTAATACCAGCCAATCCTAAAAGCAAATTGGAATTGGATCAGCTTGCCTTTTATGTACGACATTTTGAGCCGGTACAATGGGGAAACCATATAGTCAAGACGGATGAAGAACAAGTTTTCAGCATCCCCGAAATGCCGGAATTAGAAGGCGACCATGGACTCAAGGTACAACCCTACCCTTACCAACTACAAGGCATAGCCAGAGGACTCCAGCTAAAGCGGTTTATCAACGGTGATGATATGGGATTGGGCAAGACTCTGGAGAGTATCGCCACGATCAACAAAGCAGATGCATTCCCTTGTTTAGTAATATGCCCCAATGTAGTAAAAATCAATTGGCAACGTGAATGGCATAAATTCACTGACAAAAAAGCTATGGTCTTGACAGATTCTGTTCGCGATAGCTGGCCATTCTTTTGGCAAACAGGCATGAATCAGGTATTCATTACAAATTATGAGAGCCTCCGGAAATATTTTGTCCGGAGAATTGCCAAGGCTGACAAATGGACGTTGAAAGACGTTGAGTTTCACAATACGATCAAGTTATTCAGGTCAGTAATTATCGACGAGTCTCACAAAGTAAAATCTACAGGTACACAACAAACCAAGTTTTGCAAAGGTATAGCAACCGGGAAAGAATACATCATCCTATTGACAGGTACACCCGTAGTTAATAAGCCTAAAGACCTTGTTGCCCAACTGGGAATCATGGATCGCATGATCGACATGGGAGGCTGGAAACACTTCATAAATCGGTATTGCTCCGGCCCTAACCAGGCCAGCAATTTAAAAGAACTAAATTACATGCTTTGGAAACATTGCTTTTTCCGACGGGAGAAAGCCAAGGTACTGACACAACTCCCAGATAAAGTAAGACAAGTTGTTACCTGTGAAATAAGCAACCGCAATGAGTATCTTGATGCAGAACGCGACCTGATTGATTACTTGCGCCGTTACAAAGAAGCTGATGACGAAAAGATACAAAAATCCCTGAAAGGAGAAGTTATGGTGCGCATTGGTATTCTGAAAGACATAACCGCCCGAGGAAAACTTAAAGAAGTCATAGACTTTGTAAAGGATTTCCGGGAAAACGGAAAGAAAATCATTCTTTTCTGTAATCTGCATGAGATAGTAGACCGTTTATTGGACGTATTTCCTTCTGCGGTCTGTGTTACGGGCAGACAAAACATGCAAGAGAAACAAGCTGCAGTCGATTCGTTCCAAAAGAACCCCAAAACGGATATCATTATCTGTTCCATCAAAGCGGCCAATGCCGGAATCACTCTGACCGCTGCCAGCGACGTAGCGTTCATTGAATTACCATGGACTTATGCCGATTGCGACCAAGCAGAGAGCCGGGCACACCGAATCGGACAAAAAGATTCGGTAAACTGCTATTATCTGTTAGGCAGACGGACAATCGATCAAAAGCTCTATAGGATAATAGAAGAGAAAAAGCATATCAGCAATGCGGTCCTGGGTGCGGAAGATAACATACAAACAAATATTGTAGACATGATGGCTAACCTATTTGATGGAAATGACAAGGAGGATGAACCATGAGCAGCATAAAGTCTTCTGATATTCAATATCCATCTAGAAATTGTACAAACTGCCTCCGATATCCTTGTTTTATGGGACAAGGTATCGGAAGCCATAAAGCGAACACAATAGTATTTCATATACTTCCAGTATAAAATATTTGGATAATGATGACAAAAACGGATTATAAAACTAACTACGTAAAGAATATGTTAATTATACACAAAATATCAACATGTATTTTTCATATGAGAATATATTTTACCGATAAATAAAAGAAAACAGAATTTGATAGTTAAATAATTCATTTTCATCTCTCATTAAGATATTCATTTACAGACAAAAATTATATATATTTGCCAGTATAAACTAATAATAAAGTAATATGTATTACATAATAAAACATAATTCAATAAACAAAATAAAAAACGCAAGAAAGAACCCTGAAAAATATGGATTAGAATATAAGAGGTATGGAGAATTTGACGATATAGAAAAATATTCAAATGAGGATATTTTTCTAATGCTAATCGGCGCATATGTAAAAAGAGGGTTTCTTCGCGTTGATGGTAACTATTTCATAAACGTGAAAAATGTTGTAAGTAGTGGCTGTACATTGATTGATGTTGAATTTAATAAAAAGAAACACCTATTCCAATCCCCCCTCAACATTAAAGCCTACTATTTAAAAGATTACTATCTGATTACAAAAGAAAGTATTAATGGTAATACAAAACATACCATAAATTCTTTTCTAGCAGGGACGAATGTAATAAGTCTAAATAGAACTCGCTTTAAAGGACTCTATGGACTAAAAAACAATGATGATATATTAAAAACTTTCACAAATGGTACTTATCCAAAGCTGTTATTCCATCCAATAAAAGCTTATTTCAATAGGATTTTCTGGGAAAATGACTATGAGATAAGTGATTTTATTGTTGATAACTATAGTAATATAAAGTTTTGACTAACACAATTTTCATATGAAGACAACGAATAGTTGCATTTATTGTCTTCATATGAATATTTTATTACTATTTCTTACCACACCCTCCAATATCCCCCAACTCCAACATAAGGAGACAATCCATTCCGTCCGATTCCATAACCGGCAATAACCCCAATCCCCCATCTTTTCGGCTTCTCTCGAATAATGATCTTTTCCGGATATACCCATACGCTATCCAATGACGGCTTATAGCCAGAAACCCAAGCATATGATCTTCGGTATTAAAATTCTCAGTGAGCTATTATCCTATACTATAAAATCTTCTATTACTTTCACGAAACAAGTTTTTTTTAGTTAATAAATTTGCCCTTAGAGAATAAATGATTGATATTTGCACAGAAATTTAAAAATAACAATATCACAACTATGTGTATAGGAGTATCTGTAAATAAAGAGAAAATAGGAAACTTGATGGTATATATACTTAAACATCAAGGTATAGTATTCCATACCCAATTAATAAAACTTCTTTATTTAATAGATGAAACTGCAATTAAAGATGATGGTATACCTGTAACATGGTTGGACTATAAAGCTTGGCAATTCGGTCCAGTAGCTCCAGAAACCTATTACATCAAATATAAAGAAAGTGTCTTTGACAGTTTCATTTCCTTGTATAAAAACGATATTGGAGAAAACAAATTGCTGTTATTTCCAAAAGTAGATTTTGATGACAGCGAGTTCAGTGATTACGAAATAGACATAATAGATTCTGTACTGAAAGAATATCAGTCCAAATCTCCATCACAGTTAGTCGACATTACTCATGAACCAGGATCCTTATGGGATTTAACACGCATTCAATATGGCATAGATTTTACAAAAAGAAAAACAACAGATATCAGCCTTGATTTTACAAAACTTATAGAAAATGACAAACTGAAGCTGATGAAGTATCGTGAAGCTGAAGAAAATATGTATTTCTGTAAGGAACTCCAAAAACATTCGTAATGTTTACACCGGGAAGTATATTATATGGTACATTTCAACTAAAAGCTGTAACAAAGCCAAAGTATGTAATTGTTTTATACAATGATGGAACAAATTGTATATTAACAACTTTTACTACTTCAGAAGAACGATCTGGAGTTATATCCCCCATACACGGCAAAAACCCACAAGAAGGAGAGCCTCTTTCATATGTATTCAAGAAAGATATCATCGTCGGAGAATTACATAGCAAAGATAAGACCAATTTTTTTTCTTTTCCAAAAGATACAATTGTCGTTCCTGACTATGGGAACCAATATACAACACAAGAAGCGTTCTTGTCAGAAGTAAAGAATTTAGTAAAATGCTGTGAATTATATCCCAAAGAATATGAAAACTTAATTTACACATTATATAAAAGTAAAAAAACTAAAAGACAATTCAAACGTATATTTGAAGATATTTTGAAAAGTATAATCAAATAAAAAATTCAAATTTGAACAGAGAAAGGGGTTTTCTTCTACTCCTAGGCCCTGAAAAAGGAGAAAAAGGATTATCCCCCCTTCCTTATCCGATAAATAATTCCTCCGAATATTACAACCAACAAGATTAACAATATAACCATGGCATAACCACCATAATTTACTTTAGTCTGCTCCCATCGGTCCAATTTTTTTTCAACTTCTACTATTTTAGGCACTTCCCTATTTCTTATCACTTCCACATATTTGGGTACTTCAACAACGAGGAAAACTCCCGGCCATATCTTCAATGAATGTTCCAGAACACCACTGTTCCATCGTGCCCAGCTGTAAGCATACAGATTGCTCAGATATGATGCAGTGTCTTTAACTGCTATCGAATCTTGAAAAGGAACCAGTTCTTTCTGTATTGTAGTATCCCTAATCGTAATAGTTTCTGTTGTTTTAATTTCAATAGGGACACATTCCGTCATAGTCTTGCAAGAAAACAAACATATTGCTGCTGTCAGCAATATGATGAGTATTGTTTGCCACGCCTTCATAGCCTCAAATATTCTTATATTCCTCTTCCGCATCGAAACAAGGACACATCTTGGTCCATTCGTTAGGTGTGATCTTCCCGTCACCGTTCAGATCAGGTGATAGGTCACGGTGGCCACAGATACGGCTGTCTGGGAACTGCGCTACCAGTGTAAGCAATAATTCCACGATGGCACTCCGTTGCGCATCCGTCCTGGTATCGTCAGGATTACCATCAGCATCCAAACCACCCTCGTAGCAGATACCAATCGAATTTTTATTGTACCCTGTCAGATGGGCCGGAATAAGTTCCAGCGGGCGCATCGGTACGACCTCGCCGTTCTTTCGGATATAATAGTTATACCCGGCTGAATTAAACCCACGGGCCTTGTGGTCACGCTCCAACTGTTCCGGTGTGTAATCCTTATCAACTCGAGTTGCCGAGCAGTGGATCACGATCAAATTTATTTTACGATTAATCTTTCTCATTTTCTCAAACATTTAACATTTTCATGCACAGCCGTCTCTGCGTTTCGCTTCTTTTCCTTGCTTGATCAGGCGGATCAATTCTTCGGCATCTTGACGTGCCGCACAACGGATTATCTTTTCAACCATCTCGCCTACTTCGCCCGCGCCGGTTTTCTTTTTCTTACTGTTCTCGATCACCGACCGGAATTCTATCAACAGTACTCCCAGGGTAGAAAGCAGGCAGCAATACGGTAATGTGTACCACGGGAAAAACAAACCCAGCACGTCGATCAAGACAGCAAAAAGGACAACACGCCAATAATCAATAATTTTCGTCACCGTCTTCCGGAGCGCATGGCTCCTGATGGGTTCCTGGCTGGCACGCGCCGCATCCAGACCAGTCCACAGGTCGATAAACGAAGCCACGAGGATCAGGATGCAACACACAAAAATAATATGTATAACAGAATGTGACATAACGATTTGCACATAAGTAACTAACTGTAAAAAAACAGGTCGGACGTAATCTTGTTTAGGTCCGACCTGGCTGACTTTACACCTGGCCTAAAAAGAAACAGGCCGGATGTATTTCCTTAGGATTCATTCGACGGGGGAACGTACTTTTCGAACGTCACATCCGTCTCGCGCATACTACGCAACTTCTTCCCGGCATAATACTGCACGCCCGGAGTACGCATCATGGTCTGAGGGTCATAAGCCTCCGGCGTGTCGGCACCCGAGCTGCGGATATTAATACGAAACGAACCGAGGTCGCCACAATCCACCGAACGCCCTTCCTTGAGGTGGCGGACGAGGCAGTTGATCAGGCGATCCATACAGTTCTTGATGTCGCCCGAGGTGAGCGACGACTGTTCGGCCACCTCCTCGCAAAGCGAGTCGAACGACACGCGCCCCTGGTTGATCACTTGCGGATAATAGAGTTTGGATCCCTCCAAAGCTCCCTTTGACATGTCCTTCCGCTGGACTAACTTGTACTTTAACATACCTGTAAAAATTAAAATGTGAATAAATAAGTATTGTTTTGAATACACGACAAAGGTAAAGATGAGACCACACGCCGAATCTACTTCTGTAGAGATAGGTGGATTTAAAAGGGAATAAAGGGAGATAAGTAATCATAAATCCCTTATCTTTGTGCTAAAGAAGGCAAACGCGTATGAACTTGAGAGAATATATACAAGAAATTGATCGCCAATTCCAAACAGGGATAGCACGCGAACATAGTTATCGACCAGCTTTACAACATTTGCTGGCAGACCTATTACCCCAGTTAATAGTAACAAACGAACCGGCACGCATCTCCTGTGGAGCACCTGATTTTATCATCTCACGTAAATCAGATAACGCTCCTTTGGCTTTCGTTGAAGCCAAAGATATAGATGATATTGACCTAGACGGACGCAGGCAGCATAAAGAACAATTTAATCGTTACAAGTCGTCGCTTGATCATATCATATTTACGGATTACCTTGATTTCCATTTCTATCAAAACGGAGAATGGGTTGAAAATATACGTATTGGTGAAGTAAAGGGAGGCAAGATCGTTTTTATCAAAGCCCAAGAAGAGCGATTCATATCTCTTATCTCTCATTTGGTTGATGCCGAACCTCAACGCATCACTTCAGCTAATAAATTAGCCGGACTAATGGCTGCCAAAGCCCGGTTGTTGGCCGAAACAATCCGGCGGTCATTGGAAACAGAGAATGACTGTAACAGTCAGCTATACGGACAACTCGAGGCGATCAAACGAGTATTGATCCACGACATCACGCCAGAAAGCTTTGCCGATATTTACGCGCAAACTATTGCTTACGGTATGTTTGCCGCCCGATTGCATGATGATACTCCCGATACTTTCTCTCGTCAGGAAGCGGCCATACTGATTCCGAAAACCAACCCCTTCCTCCGGCAAATATTCCAAAGTATTGCCGGTTATGACCTGGACGACCGTATCGCTTGGATTGTGGACGACCTGGCAGTTACCTTTCGGGCTACCGACTTGCGCAAGATCATGACCGGATACGAAGGCAACAAGCGCCACAGCGACCCGATGATCCACTTCTACGAAGATTTTCTTTCGGCCTACGATCCGCGCCTCAGGAAAGCCAAAGGGGTCTGGTATACGCCTCAGCCAGTGGTACGCTTTATCGTGCGGGCGGTTGATGAAATTCTGCAACGCGACTTTTCTTTACCGAGGGGATTGGCGGATTACAGCCAAGTGGAGCACGAAGTAGTCAACGAATGGTATTCCAAAGGAAAGAAAGGCGAACCGCCTACTCGAAAAAAGAAGTTCCACAAAGTACAAATACTTGACCCAGCCACCGGAACAGGTACATTCTTGGCAGAGACTGTCAATCAAATCTACGATAAATTTCAGGGGATGGAAGGAATGTGGCAAGGCTATGTAGAAGAACATTTGTTACCTCGTTTAAACGGGTTCGAACTATTGATGGCCTCCTATGCCATTGCCCATCTGAAGCTGGATATGCTTTTGCAAGAAACCGGTTATGTACATCAGAAAGATAATCGATTAAATATCTATCTGACCAACTCACTGGAAGAATGTCATCCCGATACCGGTAGCCTTTTCGCGCAGTGGCTCAGCAATGAAGCTAATGCTGCAAATCGTATTAAACGAGATACTCCTGTGATGGTCATGATTGGAAATCCACCGTATAGTGTAAGTAGCAATAATAACGGTGAGTGGATTACGAACCTGATAGCAGACTATAAAAAAGGATTAAACGAAAAGAAAATAAATATCAACGATGATTATTGTAAATTCATACGTTTAGGACATTACTATATTGAAAAAAATGGGGAAGGAATCCTTGCATATATTTCAAATAACAGTTTCATTAATGGCATAACCTATCGTCAAATGCGTAAACAATTATTGAATACATTTGATAAAATCTATATTCTAAATCTACATGGTAACAGTAAAAAGAAAGAAGTATGCCCAGATGGTTCAAAAGATGAAAATGTATTCGATATAATGCAAGGGGTAAGTATTAACATCTTTATTAAGACAGGTAAACATATAAATAAAAAATCTTGCAAAGTGCTTCACTACGATTTGTTTGGAAATCGAAAAGAAAAATATAATTTCTTAAACAAAAATAAACTTTCTGTAATAAATTGGGAGGAATTATCGCCTAAAGAACCTTATTTTTTCTTTGAACCTAAAAATTTCTCAGATCCAAAAGTGTATTTAAAAGGATTTTCTATTAATAATTTATTTTCAATAAGTAGCACAGGAATTGAATCTCAAAAAGATGCTTTTTGTATTTGTGATACAAAAGAAATTCTCATAGATCATTTAAATGACCTTATCCATTTAGACGATTACACTTTACGTGATAAATACAATTTAGGCCAGGATGGAAGAAATTGGAAACTTAAATGGGCAAAAGAAGACATTGGAAGCCAAATAGACGAAAATAAAATAATCCCAATCGATGTCTTTCCTTTTGAAACAAAATTTACATATTATACAGGTAAAACAAACGGTTTCTTGGCCAGGCCAAGAAACCGTTCATTGAGAAACATGTTAGTCCCGTTAAATTTTTCAATAATTACTCCTAGACAAACAACTCAAGATTGGAGACATATTTTTATTTCCAAACGCATTACAAATGGGAACGTATTAGCAAGTGCCAAATTATTAGGAGCAGGGACTCAATTTCCTTTATATACAAAAACCACCGGCGAAGCCGGTTCATTTTTTGAAAATCAGGAAGAGGGAAGCCTTGTTCCAAACTTCAATCCTGAGATCATTAAGCAAATCGAAAAGGGATTGGGAGAACCCATCGAGCCACTGGAACTGTTTGACTATATTTATGCCATACTTCATTCCCCAACCTATCGCGAACGGTATAAGGAATTCCTGAAGATAGACTTTCCTCGTATTCCTTATCCTACGGACAAGAACCGTTATCATCAGCTTTCAGTATTAGGTAGCAAACTGCGTAAACTTCATTTGCTGGAAAACTCTTCGTCATGGAAAGTAAAAATTACTTATCCTCAAAGCGGCACCAACAAAGTAGAATCGCTCCGCTATCATGCAGGAAACGTATATATAAACGAAGAACAATATTTCGGAAATGTCACCGAAGAAGCCTGGGATTTCTATATCGGAGGTTATCAACCAGCACAAAAGTGGTTAAAAGACAGGAAAGAGAAAACCTTGTCTTTCTCTGATATCCGCCACTATCAGGAAATCATTACCGCACTCTGTGAAACTCAACAGTTAATGAAGGAGATAGACGTTATGGTTCTCCCAGATATTGGTAAATCAAACTGACTTGTCTGGGGGTCATCAGGCGTTGCCCGCTGCGATAACCAGCATTGGCAAGTTCAAGCCAAAGTTGTTGGTTAAATTTGATCCATCGTATAAGCTGCGCTCCGGCAGATTTGCTAGTGGAATTAGGGAAATACATTTGTCCGAGTTCTTTAATCGTTAATGCTTGCATATGTTTTGTTTTTTAGATTGGTAGGCATAATCGTTTTATGCTAAAATATAAACAATACAAAAAAGCGTGACTACCTGAAGATAATCACGCTTTACTATCAAGTAACGAATTTTATCACATCTGGACGATTGGCTTTACTATGTCAAACTTAAGGCCAAGAGCATTGATAATACGAAGGAACAAATTAACCCCAGGCTCTACAGTGCCATTCTCGATTTTTGAAATATAAGACTTATTCGTTCCTACCCTTTTGGCCAGTTCACTTTGGGTTATTTTTTCTTGTTTGCGGGCTTCCTGTATAAGTTGCCCTATGCAATAAGAATATGCTTCTTGGCGGAATGCTTCACGCTCAGGAGACCCGACTTCGCCATACAATTTATCCAATACGGCATCCATACTATGTACATCAGGATTTGCTTGCATAATACTCTTTTTTTAGATTTAACGCTTTCTCTATTTCATTCCAACATATCAAGTACATAAGCAACTTTCCTTTGTGCTCCAGATTCCAAAGACAAGAAGAAGTCTATGAAGTAATTTTTATAATACAATATTTTTCGCTCATCTTTCATATGGCAAAGTTAGCGAAAGTTTCTTTATATAGCAACTTTTCAAAGAGGACAATTTATCTTGCCCGTGCGACCTGTCGAACCCGATTATTTTTGCATAGCCCTATGAATTCTACATTCTCTGCAAGGATCGTTAAACCATCCGGGGCATCATCATGTTTATTACCTCCTTCTTTCTTATAGCTGGTAAGAGCTTTCATAAAACGATCGTAATCCGATCCTTTCTTATATTCACCTTCCTCCAAGAAATAACAGTGTTTCTTGATCCATCCTGATTTCAGTAGAATTCGTGTTTCCTTATTGCTCGTCGTCGGTTTGGCCTGGACAATACATTTCTCATTTCTCGCTTTGACAGCCTTTCGCACGTTCAATGCAAACAACCGACCACCATTATTACTCTCGATTCGGATATTGTCACACCGGGTGTCCAAAATCATGGCAACCAGTTTTGGCTCAGTGACCTCCACGTTGTCTTTCGTGAACAAGACATCTGTAATGAAATACTTATCTCCAAAGATACGGGCAAACGGAGCACAGAAATCATCATCACCCTCATCGGCCACATCTGTAGCACCCACAACTCCATCAGGCTCCTTCCCTTCAATATCAGCCAAGCGAAAACGGTTCAATTCCGATTTCGGGAACAACAAACCTTTAGATTCTATCGGTTCCTGCATATATTCAGCACACCAAATAGAATCATCCGTCTCTTCCCTAAGTTCCAGGTAATATGCAGTTGTGTGAACATCCTCGCAAAACGATTCATCATTCTCATCCAAAGCAGATATCCGAATAATCTCATCATATTTTCCGGCAGCCTCCATCCTACCAAGGACATCCGTCTCCGACCAGCGCGTACCTATGTCAATAGAACAACAATTTCCCTCTATACGGGAATCGTGCGTACCCTGCTTCCAACTCCAAACCTTCTCGTTGTTCGTATCAGAAAGAGCATCCTCCAAGCTCTTGTACAAGTCATCCGTAAATGCCAGCATGGATGCACCAAAACCAATCACCGTACCACCAACACCCGCCCCGAAATAACTGACCTGCCGGGCTGCCTCAAGGCTCCATCCATGTACATTCTGCTTGTCAGACCGTAGGGACACATCCGGAAATATCTCTTTAAATCGCTGGGAACGAATAATATCACGCGTATCATAAGAAAGTTTATTATATAGCGTATCTGAACAACAATTACGCATAACTGATTCTTCCGGGAAATGGCCAAGCATCCAAGAGATGAACAAAGAGGATATATACGACTTACCGGCACGTGGCGGCATTGAAACAGCTAGCCGACGAATCACACCTCCTATATAAGCCTCATATATACGAGTAAAGGCATCTGCCACTTTTTTCAAGAACAATCGCTTTGCAAAGAACTTCGGATCATGATATAAACAATAGGCCCAGAAATCATTCCGAGCCTCCCGTTTTCGCAATATAGTCGCTGCCTTTGCCTGCCTAACCAATATATCCCTTTTACTTTTCGCCACGAATAATTGCTGCTAATTCTTCATCCGACATCGATTCCAATTCATCACCAAGCTTCACTTGATTTTCGACTTCTTTTTTATCCCGCCATTTCCCCGGCTGGCGATTCTTCAGCCAAAAGATAGCTGCCGTCGTATCTGGCGGGTAATGCTCAACATACTCCACCTGGTCCGTCACCTTCCCCTCATAAGTGACGATCTTCGTCGCCTTACAATCATAACCTATCGCCCGATTATATAACTTAGAAGCAACATTAGAATCTGCTACCGCCTTTCCCTTTTTTAAGGACTCAAGAAATTGAGGAAACTTCTTCTTCCAGCTATTCAACGTTTGTTCCGAAACAGAGAAGAATTCAGCGATCTCCGCGTCAGTAGCTCCAAGCAAAGCATAATTTTCGGCTAGTTGTATATATTCTTGTTTGAAACTAGTTTTACGGCCACTCATATCTACTTCTTTATATTAATATATATACCATTAAATCCTTTTACATACCATTAACTAAGCATATAACAATCCCATGTTTCCAAGTTCATGTTCCTTTGTCACGTAATGAAACAGGAACGGGAAATGAATTCCTTCCTAAAAACTTCATTCATCTATTATTATGTCAGTAAAATATAAATTAATCCAACGGAGGGACATGTCGAAAGGTGCATTGGAAGATGCCAAACTTTATTATGCACAAGCAGTCAGTACCGGTTACATGACCTTCGATGAGCTTTGCGACGAAATCTCAGAAGCTTGTGCTTTAACATCAGCGGATATCAAAGCTGTTATGGATCGCATGAATCATGTCCTCGACAAAAATTTGAAAGCAGGACGTATTGTACAGTTTGGTGAAATCGGGAATTTCCGAATGACTGTAGGATCATCAGGTTCTGCAACCATCGAAGATTTTAATGCCGACACGATGCTACGAAAACCCAAAATCACATTCTCTCCTGGTAGTTTCTTACAAAACACAAGGACGTTGGCAAAATTTGAACGTCTCACAATAAAAGAAAACCAAACAGAAGAGCCTACTGAACCTTAAATCGGGTGTTAGCTTTTAGGAAAAAGGGTGTACCCTATTTATAGAAAAGATGTGCCCTTCTGGATAAAAGGATGCACTGTTTCTATAAAAACGGTACATCCTTTTTATATATTAAAAAGAATGAATGACAATCACTACAACGACGATCTTGTACCATTTCGCATTAAAGCCTACGGACTACAGGAATTAGGACAGATGTACTTCCAGAACAGTACACCTAGATCGGCAAGCGCCATGTTGAAAAAATGGATCAAACAGAATCCAAATCTCCTCGCCAGCCTGACGAGGGCCGGTTATTTCAACGGGCAAAGGATATTGACACCGAAACAAGTCCGGATCATCGTGGAATACCTGGACCCGCCATAAAAAAACGGATGGACCAATGCCCACCCGGCTCAACGACTAAATCACTTCGGCCACTTCCTTAGGTTGCCGCACGACCTTAAAAAGGCTGGCGAGAAATTCCAGATCCGCATATTAAAGAGAAAGGGCAAAGTCCTCATGCTATCTAATTTGGCCGCCGATAGCAAAAAGACGATGCCCTTAAATTTCCTACCTCCCGAATGGCGGCCAAGCGATCCGTATCAGAACGTTCTGAAATAATATATAAATCAGATTTTCTTTTTCCCGGAATCTTCCTTCCCGGCAGAGAGACGTCCCTCTTCATAAGCGATTTCAACCGCCTCACTGGCGCGTACCTTGGTGATATACCATTTCCCGGAAATCTTCACCTTATGGTGGTTGATGTATTTCTTGGCTTCTTTCATGGCATTACCTCCAATCCCTCACAAATGTCAGAATAAACAGTATAACCAATCATATTACCTATGTTGCCACAAATATGATCAATCTCCATCTCAGCGTCAACAAGATCGCTCTTGTAAAGTTGAGAAACATCACATACGCTATCGGACAGATCGGCCAAACGGTGTTTAACGTCAACAAGGTCCTTAATCGCGGAGATCAAAATCTCGCGTTCCTCTTTCATGGATACCGGATGCCTTTTCATAACGCGGACTCCTCTTTCTTTACTTGTCCGACCTCCTGTTTACCTAAAGTTCTCTTGACCCGTTCCTCCTTGGCCTTGAGCGTATATAGGTCAATGATGAACTGCTTTCCCCTCTCCGTCCAGAACATGTGCTGGCGGGTCTTGGTCTCGCCGCTGCTGTCCACGTAGGCGTACGGCTTGTGCTCGGCATATCCTTTGTCGCGGTACTTTGCGTAGAGGAAATAGCATCCGCTTTGCTTGTATTGCACGCCCCACGCGCATAACAATTTGTTTAGCTTGATCGGACTGATCCCGAAGCAGGAGGCGATCATGTTCGTGGTTTGCAACCCGGTGCTGTCGATCACCTTATCGTAATAATCCACTTTTGGCGCCTGTTCCTTCAACTGTTGTTCCTGCGTCTCGGCTGTAAGCCGCAATTGCTCTTTCTCAGCCGTCACTTTCCTCAGGTTCTTTTCCGCCAGTTCCAAACGCCCCTGCAGAATCTGTTGGGAACGCATGAGAATATAGTCGTCGCTCTTCAACATGGCCTCCCTTTTGTTGAACTCGGCAATGAAACGTTCTTTGAACTCCCCGGCTTTTGCACCCGTATACCCCATTACTAAAAATGAAAAACCGTCTTTGGTCATTTCGTAATAGTGGTAAACTTGACCATTTTGTGGATGGGTATAGGGGGTATGCGCAAAATTGCGCTCCCTAAAATCATCTGAACATGAGAGCTTCTCAATATCTCTCAATACGTCCTTGTGATTTTTTCCAAAGACTTGCGCAACGATTAGTGAAGTAGTAACATCGTTGCCCTTACTGTTTTGAATTACAAATTCTTGCATACGATAATGATGTTTAGCGATTAGATGCCGCGGGAACACATCTTAATTCTTCTATGGCACAAAAAAGAGCGGCTGCCATTTCCCGTGTCGCTAAACATCATTATCGTCAACTCCGCAGAGCTTAGAAAAATGTGGGAAAGGCAACCGCCTATAATATCATATGTATGTTGCTACCAACATATATGCCGCCAGCAAACTATCGGGCATAAAAAAAGCCCATTGTATCTCATGAGCATTAACCGCGCTCAGCGATGTTGACAAACAACAATGATGTTTAGCACTGCAAATGTACTATTATTTTCGAATATACAAACACAGATTGCCACTAAATTCAATTAAAACAAAAAATAGCGACCAAAAACACTACTATAATAATAGCAACCAAAAATAACGCAAAAGGCATTTGCAATGATTCATCCAAGGTATCGTCCTTGCTTTTTTTCTTGCTATTGCCTGATCTTCCAACGATCTTATTTCTCGAATAAATGCCCGTTCCCGGTATACTTGCATTAGCATAAACGCCTTTCTTACCTACATTTATACTTGCGCCCTTACCCCCTATGGTTGCACTAACTCCTTTCTTGCTGAAGTTTAAATTTACTCCAGGAGCTATTTTAACTCGTTTCCTAAATCCTATGGCCATTTTGTATTTGTTTAGAATTAATTCTGCAAAGATAAGTTTTTTTACGATTTGCGTCCAATTAAGTTTGAAATCAAAATCAATGTGTATGATTTATCATTACAAATACGGGACATTGTTTTCTCAAAGCAGTTATCAGTGAAATAATGGATTACACCTAAAATATTCACATTTAAAAAAAATATTTGCATTATTCATTTTTTATTGTATCTTTGTTTGTATTGGCAAATTGGCGAAAGTGGTAGACGCGCTTGTCTTGGAAACAAGTACCCAATTTGGGTGTGCGGGTTCGAGTCCCGCATTTGATTATTCATTTTATTCTACATATAGCAAAGGCTCCTACTCGAAGCCTTTTTCTTTTTCAATTATTATCTAATTGAATTTTTTCAACTTTAGATATAAGACACAACCTCTGTTGTAGAGGAATAATCCAAGCCGGAGTAGGTGTTCCTTTTTTTATATTTATATAAATCTCACCTTTGGTATCTTTAAATGAAATCCCAGCATGAGCTTTAGAATTCTCTTTATATTTAGATTCCAACAATATCATGGTAGATGATATACTTCTTATCTCTCCCGCATTCAACTCTGCTAGGCCAGTAAATACATCACCTTTGCTCGGCCAGACTTTTATCATCTTCCCTAATTTTACACATTCTTCCTTTGACGCATAAAACAAACGGGATATAGAAACATAATCTTCATTTTCATGATATAAAGAGAAAGCAACTGGATTCAGCCGTCCCTTCGAATCCAAACAACTCGGAAATGACAACAACCTTATCACATTCTCATCATTCTCAATTGTATAACGTCTATCTACATTTGTTTTACTTGATAAAATCTCAGACATATACAGATTCAAGACGACTAAAGAATTCACAAATAGCATTTTTATCCCGCAACGAAGCCTGTCCTAACAAAGGATTATCCAAATCCTTAAAAGAAAGAATCGAATAAGAAAACTCCGCTTCTCCTATATTCAAGGAACACATAAAAGAATCCATATTCCATTCTATCAATAGAGTCGCATTGGGTTCTGGAAGGACTTCCGCACCGGATAACAACAAATCTTTCTCGTTATAATCTAAAAAATGAGCCACATTATCGAATGTAACTTGCTCTGGCTTATCCGCATTATATTCTTGCCACCAACTATCAGGATAATTCTCAATTTCCTTCAACGATGAATCAAGCAGAAATCTATTATTTAAAACTGTTTGCTCAGAATTTTGCACATATTCCAATACGGGAATAGCACAATCCGTTTCAAGTTCAAAATTCAATTTTTGACTAATCGCACTTGATACAGCTGCCGTAAAAAAAGATATAGCAAGAATCACCTTGCTACCAAATCTATGAACTGCCTCATTATTCACACACGGCACACTATCATAAAATTGGTCAAGACAAACATCATATCCCTGGTTTAATTCAAAATCTATCATAATCTACCTCTCTCCATTATATCGATGATATCTTGATTAACAGACCAATGAAAAGCATCATAAAGCACCTTATTCATTTCTGACAAATTACTATTTATCTTATCAATCGGTATATTCTTGATCCTATCAATAGAAAAATCCAGAACAAAACGATCATCCAACCCTTTATCAGAGTCATTCACCTGCTTACGTTGAAAACCAAACTTAATAACAACATTTTCTGAATTATTTCTATCTTCAAAATTCTTACTCCAAAAACTTTGAAAAGCATCATTAGACGAAACAGATATTCCTTCTAATAATTTCTTAGAAAATATTTTATTCAGCAATGTCGCATTTGACGTATTATTACTAGATATATTTTTAAAAGGGAAAACATCTATTTTCCTTATCAAACAACTTTCAATATTCTGGGCATCATTCAATTTAAGATAATCCAAACCGCACCTCAAAAAAGGATTCAATGATTCAAACCCTTTGTAATAATTGACTCGCACATTCAATTTAAATACATCTCTGTCAAAAAACAATTGTATATCTTTATCCTTAGATGAAACAATTATAGGATACTGGATATTCTTATCTTCCTCCGTTTTTATTTTAAATTTTTCTTCCAAAAAACGTTTAATACTATCCTGATCCAAAATTCCAACAATAGACGCATAATGCCACTCTACTAATACATTCTGTAAAAAAGTATTAGCATAGATTTTATGTTCTTTATGTTCAAATGGATACATTTCCAAAAATATTTCAATATGCAAAAATACATCATTAATCAATCAATCACAATTTTATAACAATAATTTTTTATAACAACAAATACATTCGCATTTCTCCTATCGCCTCTTCCACGCTTCTAACCACTACATACTTACTACCCGCCATCTCGACTTGCCTTTGATATTCCTTTTGCTCTTTAGATTGCCGACCAGCTTTTGTCTTGAACTCCAGGCATAAGCTTGCAAATCCTTTCTTAGGTATTTGCAAGATCACATCAGCAACACCGGCCTTTACCCCTTGTCGTTTCATATTAGCCGCTTCTATCTTATGCCGGGAACCACCGTTAGGGACGGCGAACAGCAACTTATCCGGTAACCGGGGAAAGAATAACGGGACTTGTCGGAAAAACTCAATTTGCATCCGTGCCTCTTCATTATCATAAACTCTCTTTCCTTTCGATTCTTGCTTTCGACTCATATAGCAATTATAGCAGAAAGTTCCGGCATCAGTCTTAATGACTGATACCGTTTCCTTCCCACACTGAATACATTTTTCCTTTATCATAACAACATCTTTCCTTCTTTTCTTTGCATCAACATCCTAAATACCTGTTTGTAAACAGAATAAAGTTCTTTTGAATTTTCTTCTCCCGGCCAATCCGAATAAGATTCACCCGAAAAGAACTTCCACGAGAAAATCTGTATTGCTTTTTCTGATAAATCCAAACTATCCAAAATTACCCTTACTTCATGCATTTTTTCCGAAATATAGGCCGCCTTGTCAAAGGATTGATCAGGCTCATCGATTATATTTAACCTGCGCCAGTCCACATTATCGTCTGCTGGTATCACTTTATACTTGTGCCTATAAGGAGATGTGTCTGAAGTAGCATTTAACTTTATCATCTGGAGCACATAGAAATCAAGTTCAGTATATTTTCCATGTTTTCTATTTAGCAACAGATTTATTTCTTCTTCAGGTTTCTCCAATAGCATAGCCATTACTTCATTCAATACATCTGACGCTTCATCACCTATACCAGCCAGAGAAGTATGGTATTTTGCATAATCCAACCAGCGGTCATAACGTTTGTTTATATATTTATCCAGTGCCTCGCTTGCCATATTCTCAATATTATTAGTAAATTTGTCAATGTCTATTCAGGGGTGGCACCGCGAGGTGCTGCCTTTTATTTTACCTGGAACTTTCGAGAAAAATCAAACTTTTTGAACTCATGAAATGCCTCGGCTAATGTATCAGATGTCCGTTCACCTTCCGGAAGATCCCAGCTATGGGCATTATTTCTACTCACATTCTCAGCTTGAATGCATCGATCCTGATCATACCGATGAAGCCACTCCAAAATAACCTGACCATCTATACGATCATAGAGTTTGCCATAAATACCTTTTTTTGCCTGTGTGAAGCAAAGCTTAAAATCATCCGGTTTCAGATAATAAAATTCTTCGATCACCAAATCTGCTGTTTGTGCAACTTGTACAGCACTCATGGATTTTCCGACATTGAAGAAATTTATCAAGTCATTAAGCACATTAACCATAAATGCCCGAAGATGCGTTTCTCCAAATTCTCTATTAACAACAGCTATTGAGCATGTCGGACTATCAAACACATCATTGACTGTTTTTGGCCGCAGACTGTTGTAATATGGCATCGGCAAGACGCCCAAGGTGCTCACGCTCGATTCTTTTGTTTTCGGCATCAGTTCCGGCGGAAGCACGCCGGCTATTGGGTCTATCTCCGATAGAAGTTGTATTGCTTGTTCCTGATTCATAACTCATTCTTTCTAAATCATGTTTTGCCCATTTGCGAAATGTCAAATTTGCACTGACATATTTTTTTAGCAGCTCTCGATAATTATGCATCGAGACTAAAGTATCCTGAATTAGCTGAAGAGGAAATTCTTTTTTGATCCTCTCAAACTGTTCCTCTGTAAACGGTTCTTTTAGCTTTGCTACATTTGGAGCATTTTCAGTAATCCAGTGTTTGAATTTTTCAAAATTCTCATTCTTCGGTCTAAATTCAGGTTGTGGGGGTTGCGCGTGCACACGCGCATGCGAATAACCATCCTCTCCTTTACTATCCTTTCCTTTACTCTCCTCTCCAGCAGGAATATTATCTACTGTTCGAGAATGTTCCGGAATATTCTCGAAAGATACCGGATTTTTACTTATGCCAGATAAACGAACATTCTCAATGACCTCTGAAGGAATTTTTGACTTTTGCGGCTTGTCGATGCGCTCACTGGAAAAGTCCATCACGTAGTAGCTCTTGTTTTCATAATCAAAAGGTACAAGGATAGAGTTCTCGATCAGTTCTTGCAGCCATCCAGAAACCTGTTGCTTGCGAATATCCTCGCGGGCAGGAAATACTTTCGACTTGATGATAACAGGGTTCGCTAATATGACTCCTTCATCATCCGCAAAGTTTTTCATGCCGATATAAAGCAACCAAGCAGGAAGAGATACATTCGAAAATCTTTCATCTTCCCAAAATTCCGGTACTATTGTTCTTATTCTAGGCATATTTATGCAATCATTTTCTGTCGAATCAGATTCATGTTCTTATTCATAAGTTTCACTATCTGATCATGATATTGACTTACGCCATTACAAACAGCTCGAGACTGTACAATATCAAATGTATTCAAGTTTACTTCTATTGTTTCCAATCGATTTCCTTCTATATCTTTAGCAGATAAAATCAAGCATTCTGGCCGTCTATAATATTCATTCCGGTATACACAATGATGCATAGCCTTACCTTCCTGATAAAATTGAGTAATACTCTCCAAAGGACAGATAACCAAATTATCTTCAACGATTTTCAACCCAAAAAACTTTTTCATTCGTTCATAAAAGTTTGCTATATCTTTCATTAGTTTATTACGCCTACGAATAGAATCCATGCGATCTTTTTCTCTTCGCAACTTGTCTTCAATAACTATTTTCTTTTTTAACAGTTTATCATGTTCTAATTTTAGATTTTTAGGACATACATAATGGGCATTATGTACATCTTTGCCAAAATAACATAGTAAAGACATATAATCTTCCCACATAGAAGCATCTCTGATTATATAATGATTGCGATTACAGATATTGAATGATGACTTATAACGAAGATTAGGAGATCCGGACTTATACATATGTTTCAACATAGATATTTGTCCAGTCTTCAGACATAGTTCCGCATCATTACTACCCTTCAATAGATCACGGATTAACTTTGACGGATTAACATCAGGAAAACGTCTATTCAGTCCTCGCTTTTTTAATTCCGGTAATAGCTCTTTCTTTGAATATAATTCTCCATATATTGCATATAAATCACCGTAATAATTCCAACTATTACTACCATATTCTCCTTTAATGCTAAGAGAACTGCTATTAATCCATCCTCTACATCCTGTATTCATTGATAAAGCCATGATCGTACGATTTCCATCTTCACGAATCCATTCTTGTACAGTTTCTGTATAACAATAACTGACATATTCTTCTTTCCGTATATTCTTATAAAATAGGATATGTCTAATTACCTGAAATCCACCTTTTACTTGAAGAACGGACATATATGACTCTTCATGGTTCTTTTGTTTTCTACTAACCTTTACATCCAATTGATGATGACAATAGGGGCATTCCGTCTTATCTCCTAAAACAATAACTCCTAAATCACTATTACTTGTATCAAGCCACATTTTACCACATTCAGAACACCACAGTTGGTCTTTACACTTGTAAGCAATATGATCAAACAGATGTTCCTTGGCCCAATCTTCCTGTTTTTTAGTGATAGCAGGTAACTTTCCGCTTAATTCCACCACCAACTTTTCTAATTTTGTTCTCGGCTTCATAATCAAAACAGATTCATTTGTTGGACATTTACTTTTTCTCTCTTCTTAACCGGCTTCTTCTTAAGTGATTGGTATTGTTCCTCTGTCAATCGTTTAATAGCCGCTTCTCGTGCTGCAATTTTTTCCTCTTCTGTAAGCTCTACTTTATGAGTTGATGAAGAAATAGAATTTCCAACAGGAACTTTTTCAACCTTAATATTCTCCTCATCATAATAATGTATAGCTAAACCAAAAACTTCTGCATCAGCCATAACAACAGCATTTCCTCGTTTACGGGCTTCTCCTAAAATGTAACGACAACATTCGTCAATACTCTTTTTGGGATTGGCAAATCTATGAGCAAACAAAGCATCTTCATCTGATCTCTGTTGTAAATATTTCTGAATTATATCTTTGAACTCTTCCATAATTTACTGCATTGTCATTGGCATTAATACATATTTCTGAACTTTACACTCGTCTTGTTCTTTCGGAGAAATAGCTATAGCCTTTTCCGGTGAACTAAATGAAATCAATAAATGCTTATTATACAGGACAACATATCAAGTAGCATAATAGCATTTACTCCAATTTTGAAATTAGAATGATTAAATTCACAAGGGAGAGATTCCTCTGCAGATATAGAATAATCAAGATCTTGAGCAGACAATTTCAGAGATAAACTATCTATTTGAAGAATAAGTAAATTAGAACTCTTGTTGGAAAAAACCATTGTTCTTTTCATTGCATTAATCATTTGCTGAGTCTCAACCAACATTTCTTTTTCATTACTTGTTGGAACCACCATACGCCAATTAGGGTATCTTCCTTCCAAGTTTCGAAATAGAATATCATAATCATTATAATGCAATTGGCTCCAATCCGATCCAATTTGCATCTGCACATTTTCTTCCGTACTAGGGACAACTGATTTTAAAATCTGTGATATGGACCTACTTATAACAACTGAAATCTTTTCTGTGCATGATACTTCAGTACTTGTATAAATACCTATTCCATGACCATTTGTGGATACAAAATTTATAACTCCAGACATTGCCTCCAAGTTAACAGAACTGATAATCGGACGCAAATCACTAACAGAAGCAAAATTGATGACTTTTGATATACCAAGGAATAAAACCTTAGCCGGAAGATCTATTACACCAAGCTGTATAATTTCTCTCCTTTCTGGATATACACCAGCATTAAATCCCATCATTTCAAATGAGCCTCCGGCATACACAACCTTTACCTCCAAATCTTTTATTTGAATTGAAATTGGCTGCTCTGGTAAGTTTTTAAGGCCATCCAGTAAATAAAGAGGCAAACAAATTTTAATATCACCATCTGCTTTACAAGATATCTTTGAAGTAATTCTTCCCTCTTCATTACAAGCTGTAACAAAAAGTTGATTACCCCTTACTTCAAAAAGAAAATTCAATAAAATAGGTGTAGCCGTTTTCGATGGCAGTATCTTAGATAAAAGCTGCAATCTACTAAATAAATCAGTTTTTGATATTGTAATTGTCATAGAGCTTGCTTTTACGCAAGACTTCAGGTAAGTTGTTATTTATAGGATGTTTACATCAAAAAATACACGATAGCATATAAACACAAAAAGTTGGATCTCAAACTTTCGTTCAAAATCCAACTCGAAATCTCTGTTGCAAATATAGGAAGCTTTTTTATTTCTACAAACTAAATCCAGTTTTTTTTGATGTTTTTTTCAGCATATCTAAAACAGCTCGATTTGACTTATCAAAAACCGAATAATCTATATCAATATAGATGTCCGCCATTTTATAGTCATTATTTACATGCCCCAAACAAAAATCAATATCTGCCTTAGGAACACCAGCCTTATTCCTAGCTATACTGGCCCAACTATGCCGTGCCCAATTTGATGTTAACTTACAATGCAGATTTAATTCATTCGATATTACACCCAAGCCGTTATTAATAGCTTTCATAAAATTACGATAATCACAATATTGTCTTCTAAAATAAGACAAGAATGCTATATCACTATATTTCTTGACTAAGACTTCCAATTCTGGCTCTATCCTGATTGACAAGGGAAATCGATAGATATTATCCTCAGTTTCTGTCTTACTTCGTTCATATTCCAAACGTCCTCTTACCACATTTTTTATAGAATAGAGATCCTTCACATTTATTCCCATCATATAGAACATGATCATAAATACATCACGAGCCATATTTGCTCTTTCTGTAGAGAATTGCCCATCACGAATCCTTATTATATCTTCAACAGACAAACTCTTTCTTGATCTTCTATATTTCGGTATTTTTACTTTTGACGAAAAAGGATCATTTGGAACCCGAATAATATCATAGTCAACATTATTATAAAAATCTCTTGCTTTATTAAATATGGCCCTAATTCCTCTTAGGTAATTACTAATGGCTCCAGGCTGTAAAGGTTTTCCATTTTGCCCTTTGATAGCCAACTGGTCCTTTAATTCATTAATCCGCTGAGCCGTTATATCTCTAATATCAATCTTATTTCGTCCATAAAACCAAATCAGAGCATTAATTGAAGTGCGATACCATTCTTTCGTTTTTTCTTTTTCTGTCTTTTCTATTACTTTATCCGCAAATGCGATAAAATCAATATACTCATACTCTGGTTCCATAGATGCCAGGATCTGCTCCTTAACTTCAGTACAAGTCATGCGAGATACACGGTCCACGCCTAACTTTAAACAAACAGCCCTAAATTTCTGTACAAGATTACCTAATTCAAAATTCAGTAGTTCAGAATCTCTATATTCTATTGATACTACACCCTCTTTTATATATTTCTCATTTATATAGTATGGAGTGGATATATACTGGGACGACTTATTATGATAAATCCGAATTTTAATATTTTTCGTCCCATCTGATTTTATATGTGAAATTCCAGCCAAAACGACCGGTTTAAAAGTTGCCATAGTACATATGTTTTAGAATTAGAAAACCAGAAAACATATTGTACCAAATCGTTTAAAAGATATTTAAAAGAAATACCATGCCTTATTATCCCTTATTAAGGTAAAATAATGGGTTTTTAGGCATAAAAAAACGAGTCGATACAAATTGTACCGACTCGAAATCTCTTTTAATTAGCTGATTATCAGCTTTTTCTTTTTGTCGGGGTACCAGGATTCGAACCTGGGACCCCCTGCTCCCAAAGCAGGTGCGCTAACCGGACTGCGCTACACCCCGTTTTGCTTTCATTGAGTGTTTGTTTGTTTCTCAATTGCGATGCAAAGGTACGACTTATTTTTGAACCTCCAAACTTTTGACCAACTTTTTTTGAAATATTTTCTATCAT